GAAATAATATTTATGAAAAAGTACAAGATGCTACAAAAAAAACAAAGGCTATTTTTAATCACTATAGGTTTGTTAATGCAATTGTTATAGAGCACACTATTTTTATGAACAGTCCAAAAACTCAAGCAGATTTGGCTTTAGTTCAAGGTGCAATTTTAGGTGGTGCTGGTTTGGCTGGAATAAAAATTATTGGAAGAGTATCACCAATATCTTGGCAATTATTTTTAGGCAATAAAAAATTAACAAAAGAAGAACAGGTTGCAATAAGATCAGCAAACCCAAACAAATCAGATTCTTGGTATAAAGCATATGAAAGAGACTTCAGAAAAAAAAGAACAACTAAATTATTAGAAATAATATATGATAAAAATATATTAGATTATGATGTTGCAGATGCGGCAGGAATAGGTCATTGGGCAATTAATAATTGGGAAAAAGCAGTAAAATTTGACAAGGAGTAATGATGGGTGCTAAGATGTATCAGAGCCAAGCATGGCTCAAAAAGCGGTATCACATGGATAAAAAAAATCCAGAAGACATTGCAAAAGAATGTGGGGTAAGCGTGGAAACCATTTATGTATACCTTGCCAAATTTGGATTGAGGAAATCAAAAAGATGAAACCAGTTCCAGTCTATAAAGATACTAATCATTTTGATTATAATGATTTATATTTGCATTCATTATCTGCTCCCTCTGGTAATTTAATCTTGATGAATTGTTTAGGTATTGCACAAATGCTTATTGAAAAAAATATTGCATATGGAGATTCTGCTTTAGATCCTATTAGAGTTTTTAGTAAAGCAAACCCCACAGAACAATTACATGTAAGAATAGATGATAAATTAAGTAGATTAATGAGGGGAACTGATTACATTGGAGACAATGATATAGATGATTTAATTGGTTATTTAATATTATTAAAAGTTGCAAAGGAAAAAAATGACAACAGATAATGAAATGGTGCAACATTTAGATGAAATAAACAAAGTTGTTGAAGAGTACTTGAAAGGAAATGATCCAACAGTAATTTCTAAACAACTTGATTTGCCAAGAACTAGAGTTGTTGCTCATTTAAATGAATGGAGAGTAATGGCATCTGCTAATGATGCTATTCGTGCTCGTGCAAAAGAGGCTCTTGTTGGTGCAGATAAACACTATACTAAATTAATTAATCAAGCATATGAGGTAATTGATGAGGCAAGTTTAACTTCAAACCTTGGTGCTAAAAACAATGCCATAAAACTTGTTATGGATATTGAAGCAAAAAGAATTGATATGTTGCAAAAGGCTGGTTTGTTAGAAAATAAAGAACTTGCAGAAGAAATGATAGAAATAGAAAAACGACAAGAGGTTCTTGTTGGAATTTTACGTGATATTGCTTCAGAGCATCCAGAAGTTAGAGATTTAATAATGTCTAGATTATCTACTATAGCCAAAGAAGGTGAGGTAATAAGCATTGTCCACGAAGTTCAATGATTTTTTTGATGCGTTAAAAAATGAACAGTTTGAAGAAATTCCAACAGATGTAAAAACATTTGTAGAGTCTTTAGATTATCTTGGACAACCACCCCTATCGCCTATACAGTATGACATTGTTGAAGCCATGAGTCAGATATACAAAAAAAATGATTTAGAAAATTTATTAGGAACAGAAATAGGAGGAAAACACTATGAAAAATACACGAAAAACGAAATCATCCTTCAGTTGGGCAAAGGTAGTGGTAAAGATCACACTTCTACTGTTGCCTGTGCTTATATTGTGTATAAGTTACTATGTCTCAAAGATCCTGCAAGATATTTCGGAAAACCAAGTGGAGATGCAATAGATATTATTAACGTTGCTATTAACGCAGAGCAAGCAAAAAATGTTTTTTTTAAAGGTTTTAAAAACAAAATTGAAAAGTCTCCATGGTTTGCGGGTAAGTATGAAGCAAAAGTAAACTCTATCAGTTTTAATAAATCAATAACAGTTTACTCTGGTCACTCAGAACGTGAATCTCACGAAGGTCTTAACTTGTTTATGGCAGTGCTTGATGAAATTTCTGGTTTTGCTACAGAGGTTGGTACTGGAAATGATCAGGGTAAAACTGCAGATAATATATATAAAGCATTTCGTGGATCAGTAGATTCTCGTTTTCCAGATCTTGGAAAGGTTGTTCTTCTTTCATTCCCTCGTTTTTCTGGAGACTTTATTTCAAAGCGGTATGATGATGTAATTGCAGACAAAGAAGTAATAGAACGTAGACATACCTTTGTTATTAATGAAGAACTACCAGATAGCCCAGATAATAGGTTTGAGATTGTTTGGGAAGAAGATCACATCTTATCCTATAAGTACCCCAGAATGTTTGCATTAAAAAGACCTACTTGGGAAGTAAATCCTACTCGCAAAATAGAAGATTTTAAAATTGCATTTTTAACAGATATGGGCGATGCAATGATGAGGTTTGCATGTATTCCAACATATGCTTCAGATGCTTTCTTTAAACAAAAAGAAAAGTTAGAAAAATGCATGACCCTAAGAAATCCAATAGATAATTTTAGAAGGTTTGACTTATCCTTTAAACCAGATCCTGAAAAAATATATTATGTACATGCTGACCTTGCACAAAAACATGACAAGTGTGCTGTTGCTATAGCACATGTTGATAGATGGGTCAATGTTCAGGTTATTAAAGATTATCAACAAGTATCTCCTATTGTTGTTGTTGATGCTGTTGCTTGGTGGGAACCAAAAGTAGAAGGCCCAGTTAACTTATCTGAGGTAAAACAATGGATTATTAACTTGCGTAGAGAAGGATTTAATATTGGAACTGTATCTTTTGACCGTTGGCAATCTTTTGATATTCAACAAGAATTGAAGGCTGTTGGTTTAAAAACAGAGACAGTTTCAGTTGCTAAAAAACATTATGAAGATCTTGCCATGATGATATATGAAGAAAGAATTGCTATGCCAATGATACCCTTATTGCTTGATGAAATGAGTGAACTTAAGATTATGAGAAATAATCGTATTGATCACCCTAGAAAAAAATCTAAGGACTTGGCAGATGCCGTTTGTGGAGCGGTATTTGGAGCAATATCTCACACAAGTAAAGAATCTAACCTAGAAATTGAGATTCATACTTGGTCTTCTGCTACCAAACTTGCAGAAAAACAAAGGGGTATGGTAGAATTAGAAACTAGGGAAATACCTGATGATGTCAGAGATTTTCTGAATGAATACAAATTAATTTAAAAAATAAAATATAAGGAGAATAATGAATTCATTTAAAAGAATAGCCACAGTCTTGGCTGCAGCCTTGACTTTGGGTGTGGTGTCAGCACTTCCGACACAGGCTACAGTTTATGCTGATGTTGTCACAATTGATGCTGTAGCAGATACAATTAATCCTGGCGAAACTGCAACAGCAGTAGTGTCAGTATCATTTTTGGGGACATCAATTGGAGATACTGTTTCAGTTATATCTGCAGTATTGTCAGCCCCATCTACTGCAAGTGTTCCACAGTTTGCCGTTACAGAAACATCTAGCGCAACAGTGGCCTTGTCAGCAGATACAAAAACAGCAGCAATATCACCAGCGACAAATACAACTGGTTATGTAACTGCTAAACTTACTTCATCATTTTATGTGCCTACCGTTGCTGGAACATATGTAGTCAGATTTATTCCTACATTGACTAGCGCATCTGGTTCAGTTACATCTGCTGCTATTACATGGACAGTTACTGTTACCGCTCCAGATCTTAAGGCATCAACTGCGTATACAACATCTATTTTAAATGCTGGTGAAACAATCTCAGCAACAACAGATGCAACCGTATATGCTTCAAAGACAGTATCTTCTGATGCTGCAGCAGTTATTGTTTTAACTCAAAAGAATGCTGTTAATGCTTCTGCTTCAGAGTCTGTTACAGCAACAATTTCAGGTGCTGGTATGTTAGGACATGGCACAAACCATGCAACCATTTCTGCTCTTGGTAGATCATTGGTTATTCCTGCAGGTAGTTACATTGGAGTATTTTCTGATGGAACATCTGGCGTAGGAACAATTACTCTTTCTTCAGCCTCTGGAGTGCTTCTAGGAACAGAAAAAGTAACATTTTATGGCGACATTGCTAAAGTTGTTACAACTGTTAAAAAGCCAACAATTGCAGTAGGTTCTAACGCAGATGCAATTTCTGCAGTAGCATATGATGCTGCTGGAGTAGTTGTTGGTGCAGGAACATTAACTGCAACATCAGCAGACTTAACAGTAATTAGTAATTCAGCAACAACTGCATCTATTGTAAATGGCGCAGCGTTGTTTTCTTTGGCTGGTGTTAAAACTGGTTCAGCAGGCGTAGTAGTAAAAAGCGGAACAATTTCTGCAGATACAGTAACAGTTCGTGTTGAGGCTGCCGTTGCTACAATTAAGTTGGCTTTTGATAAAGCAAACTATGTAGCAGGAGAGCAAGCAACAATCACTTTGTCAGCAGTTGATGCTACAGGTGCTGTACTATCTGGAAAAACACATGCAAGTTTACTTGCTACTGGTGGAATTGCTACAAGTTATTCCTTTGGTGGATCAAGTGACACAATTACTGCAACATCTATTACAACTGATGCAAATGGTGTAAAAACTTACAAGGTTTATATGCCTTTGTCTGCAGGAGCAGTTACTATCAGTGCAACTGGTGGAACTGATCTACCAGCAGCAGGACAAGTAAAAATTTCAGCATCTGCAACAGTTACAGATTCAGCCTCACAAGCACTTGCTGCCGTGGCTGCATTAACGATAACAGTAGCACAGTTAAAAACTTTAATTACAACTCTTACGAATCTAGTTCTTAAGATTCAAAAGAAAGTAAAAGCATAACAAACTCCTTATAAAATTGAGGGTAGATTAATTTCTACCCTCTTTTTTATTGTAAAAAATGGTATAATTGCTAATATAATTACACATTGGAGTTAGCCCCTAATTGAAAAATCTTAAACAAAGACTAATATTGGCCTTTGGGGTAGGGTTATGCTTAACAATTTTTGGAATAATGTCTCCCAATCGTGCCCATGCTACAGAAAATCAAGAACAGGTAGTAGTTAGTCCTGCTCAACAAGCAGTTAATACAGCCCTTGCAACGGCTATCACAGAGGTCCAGCAGGCTATTACAGCCACTGATACGGCTACAGCCACAGTTGCAGTAGCCCAAACCCAACTATCTCAGGCTCAGGCAGCGGTAGACACCGTAACAGCCACAATAGCAGTGGCACAAGACAAGGTATCTGTAATTCAATCTGCTATAAATACTGTAAATGCAATTGATACTTCTACCGCCCAAGTAAATCAGAGTTCTGAGATTATTGTTGATGCAAAAACTAGTGTTGTAAATGCTACAAATGCTATTAATAATATTGATACAGCAACAGCACAGGTACAAATTGCTGAGGCAGTTGCTGCAAAAACAGAAGCATCTACAGCACAGGCTAATGCCCAAACCGAATTAACTCAAGCAAATATTGCAATTGATAATGCTCAAACTGCAGTAAATAACTTACAAGCAACTATTGGAACTAGCACAAATGTTTTAGCAGGCGTAGATGATGCTGGTGTTAGAATGAATCTTCCCTTTAACTTATTGATGGGCGGAACTTTATATAATAATGTATTCGTGGGATCTAATGCAACAATTACATTTGGAGTTAATGAAGGTTCAAACTATTGGGCAACTCCAAATGCTCCTTCTGTTTCTATTGCTGGATGGGACTGGACTACATGGAGCACAGGAACTGGAATTACTTATGCAACAACAGGATCTTCATTAGATATTGCATGGGATCTTAGACCATTTCCACAACAAGATGCTTCTACACAAATGGTTCAAGTTAGATTTAATGCTGATGTAAATCCAACAAACGGTGCCTGGAGAGCAGATGTTACTGCAGTAGGACCAATCCCAGCACAAGCAAGATTTAATTATAGAGAAACTACAAATGGTGCTATAACTAATATTACAGATACAAATG